CTTTACGTGTTCGTTATGGTACTACAATGAATGACACCAGTGCAGTTAACACTGATACTACAGCAGGTGAAGAAGCTCTAAGCCCATTCAAGATTGCTACTGCATACTCTGCTGGTACTGGTGCTACCCAAGCTAGCTACCAAGGTGCTGCTACATCTGCTCTAGAAGGTGCAGGTGGTCGTAACATTAGCGTTCAAATCTTAAAGCAGGTTGTAGAAGCGAAGACTCGTAAGCTACAAGCTCGCTGGACATTTGAAGCTGCTCAAGACGCACAAGCTATGCATGGTATTGACGTTGAAGCAGAAATTATGGCTGCTCTAGCTCAAGAAATCACTGCTGAAATTGACCAAGAGATCCTATATTCTCTACGTTCGCTAGCAAGCACTGAATTCACTTACAACCAAGCTACCGTTTCTGGTACTGCTACATTCGTAGGTGACGAGCACGCAGCTCTAGCAGTTCTAATCAACCGCACAGCTAACCTAATCGCACAGCGTACACGCCGTGGTGCTGGTAACTGGGCAGTTGTTTCACCTGCTGCACTAACTGTTCTACAGTCAGCTACAACTTCAGCTTTCGCTCGTACAACTGAAGGTACTTTTGAAGCTCCAACTAACACTAAGATGGTTGGTACTCTAAACAGTGCTATGAAGGTATACGTAGACAGCTACGCTAGCGATACACAAGCAGTTCTAGTTGGTTATAAGGGTTCTAGCGAAGCAGATGCTGCTGCGTTCTACTGCCCATATGTACCGCTAATGAGCTCTGGTGTTGTACTAGATCCATCAACATTCGAACCAGTAGTTAGCTTCATGACACGTTACGGATACGTGGAGCTCACGAATACTGCATCATCGCTAGGTAATGCTGGTGACTATGTTGGTGAAATTAACGTTTCTAATCTTAGCTTCAGCTAATAAAGAAACAAGGATTTTATCCTACTTCAAAAAAGCCCCGCAAGGGGCTTTTTTGTTGACTTTTATTTGCGTGTATATTAATATATTGAATTAACAAACATAAATAAAAGTATGAACTACGAACAAATCTACAACAATATTATATCTAGTGCTAAACAGCGAGTATTAGAAGGCTATACAGAAAAACACCACATAGTACCTCAAAGAAGAATATGCACGGTTACAACGTGAAAAATTCTCTGGCACTGGTAATGGATTTTACGGTAAGAATCATACAGAAGAAGCAAAACAAAAAATAAGAGAAGCAAACTTAGGTAGGATACAGCCGCAAAATGAAAAACAAAAACAAATAGCAGCAATGACTGGCCGTAAAAGAGATCCATTTAGCAAAGAATGGATTGAAAAATTGTCAAAAGCCAAACAAGGCGAAAATAATTTTATGTATGGCAAAACGCACACAGAAGAAACAAGACAAAAAATGCGTGAGAAAGCCACGGGTCGCAAACAATCAGCAGAAACTATACAAAAGAAAGCAGATGCTATCCGTGGTTCAAAACGAGAAAAGAAATTATGCCCACACTGTAATCAGTACGTTGCTGTAAACGGCTATGCTCGCTGGCACGGCGACAACTGTAAACATAAAGCATAAATATTAATGTTCACAAGAACTTATGCGGCACCCACCGCGTAGGCCTAGAACGCCATTTATTAAGGAGAAAACAAATGGGACGTCCACTAAAAATTCAAAAATCAGCAACAGTCGATACCGGCTTTAATTGGGTTGATACCTACAACATTGGTGTTGTTGGTGGTAATACTAGCCTAACTGGCGCACAAATTAAAGTTCGTGTTAAAATTGGTTCTGCATCAGAAGCCGACGGTTATATTATTCGTCAAAAAGGTGCTACAAAGTATCTAGTTACTGACGGAACTAACACAGGTGTATGTGCGTTAGCTAATTTAGCAGATAGTAACTTAACTGCTGACACGATGACTGTCACTATTATTCGTCCAGATTCTGGTGAAGTGCGCCTAGCACGTTTGACTAATAGATATGGTTTAGATTTTTCTGATAATCGTTTTGCATTGTCGTTTACTGACATTGCTGATGATACAGAAATTAAGTCTGGTACAGCACAGGTTACTATTGACGTTGCCCAAGTAGACAACGACGAACCTTGGGGCTAATAGTTTAACTTTTAGCTAATAATAACCCTCGCAGCGATACATACGTTGTGAGGGTTTTTTAATGACTGCATTTGTACTTGGAAATGGTGTTAGCCGCAAAGGCATAGATTTATATGCACTAAAAAAGCACGGCAAAATCTACGGGTGCAATGCGCTATATAGAGAATTTGAACCTGATGTATTAGTTTCAACTGATCCGGGAATCAGTCGAGAAATACAAGAATCTGGATGGCCCGTCGGACGCAGACATTATACTAGAAAACCATTTACAAATTCTGGATCAATAAAACTAGATCTACGATACAAAGGCATGAGCAGTGGGCCAAACGCACTAAACATTGCATGTCAAGATGAGCATACCGTAATTTTTCTTCTAGGTTTTGACCTAGGCAGTGTTAATCAACAATTTAATAACTTGTATGCAGATACACAGTTTTACAAAAAGTCTACCGATGGAGCAACCTTTGGAGGCAACTGGCTAAATCAGATCATTCAAATAATGTCTGAACATCCAGATAAGCAATTTTATAGAGTTGTAACACGACACAGTCAAACATTTGCAGACAAACTTACACGAGTTAAAAATTTAAGTGAAATGTCAAAAGAACAGTTTTTAGATACGTATAAATAGTACTAATAAAAGGATTAGAGTATATGGCAACGCAACCAGTAACCTACAAAAAAGTATTTGGTGATTATGAAATTTCAACCACTGATGTTGACGGCAGTACTGAATCACAAATTGTATTAAGAACCGAACAAGTTCGTATATATGGTGATTTAATTGTCACAGGTAGTCAATCAGTTGTTTCTGAAACTAATTTAGCAATCAAAGACAGAATTGCGATGCTAAACGAAGGCGAAGGTGGTGCAGGTGTAACCGGCCAATATTCAGGACTTGAAGTAGATCGAGGTTCGCTTGATAATGCGTTGTTAATTTTTGACGAAGTAACAGATACCTGGAATATTAGCATTGACGGCGGAAGCAGTTACGAAGAAATATTAACTACAGGAACAGGTTTAAAAAATGTTGTAGAAGATCTAACACCGCAGTTAGGTGGAGATCTAGATGTAAATGGTCAGCAAATCGTGTCGACTAGTGACGGTGATATTGTTTTAGCACCAGATGGAACTGGAACTGTAAAAATTGAAAATAGCGAACTTGCGCTAGATCTCATAGCTAGTGACCCAACCGCACAAGCAGATTACAATTTACTCTACCACAAAACAGAAGGATCCGGTGGAACAGGTCTATACTTTAGAACCACCTCCACCGGACCAGACGAATTGATTTCAAAAACGAAAGCAATCGTGTACAGTATTATTTTTTAAGGATTAAACAATGGCGATTACAACAGCAGTAGTAGCGCAAACAACACCGACAGCAATTTATACCAGTAGTGGAGCAACCGCTATTACCTGGGCATCATTTACAAATTATACTGGTGGTGCAGCAACTCTAACTTTATATGTTGTACCAAATTTAGGTAGTGCAACTACACAAAACATGATTGTAAATGCAGAGTCTATCGCAGCAACTGATAGTTTTGGTTTATATGCCGCTGGTGAAAAATTATTGCTTGAAAACGGCGATGCAATTTATGCGTTTTCGGATACTGCAACTGCGGTTAATGCAGTAATTAGCTACGCGAGTATCTAATACGTGCCCGTTGGACAGTTTGTTAAAAATAGAAAAACTGGCAACAACAGACAAGTAGTAATACCGTCTGGAACAGCCGCTGACCGGCCAAAAGTTGGTGTTCCTGTTTTTGGCAGTTTTCGATTCAATACAACTGCCGGTAGTTTAGAAGTGTTTGACGGTATTCAATGGCAATACCTAGCAGTAGCAGGATTAACAAATGTAGAAGTAGACACATTTACAGGCGATGGATCTACGGTAGTATTTGGTTCAATGACAAATGCAGTAGATCGAGAAACAGATATCCTAGTATTTGTGGGCGGTGTGTATCAAATACCAGATACAAACTACACAGTTGACGGTAGCTACGATATTACTTTTGCTGCTGCAATTGCTAACAATGTTCCAATTAATGTTATTCATAACATGAATTCAACTGTGATATAAAATGGCTATTAACAGAATTACCGCAGCAATGCTAGGCACCATGAATCCAGAGCAAGACAAATATGTTCTTGCAACTAATGGCCGTGGTGATTTGTATTGGACCGAAGTTAAAACTACCGGCGCTGATATTCCATTAAGTTGGCCAGATGACAGCTCGTTGTATCCGACTGGTGCTATTAATTATTGGACAGAAGAAACAAATGTTACCACAGCAATTGATGATCTTAACGAGCTTGCTTCAAATATTATCAACGAAACGGCTGTTGCTAATGTTGATTTTACCGCAGATCCAACTGCCGGTGGCGCTGGCACAGCAGTAACATTAACAATCACAGCAGACGGTAATCCAAATCGTTATACAATTAATTGGGGCGACGGTAATACAACTACCGGCACTGCGGATAGTACTCCCACACACACCTATGCAACTAATGTTGGGTCGCCATATTCTGTATCTGTTACCGCATATAATGCAAATGGCACAGGAGCAGGAAGCACTGTAAGCAAAGAACGTGATGATTATATTATCATCTATACAGCAGATCCTATTGTAAACTATAGTTTTTATAGAGATCCAACCGGTGGTATTGCATTATCTGGCAATGAGTTATATGTTATCGAAGGTAATAGCCTTTACATGGATAACAACACATCTAATATTGATAGTGCAACAGTTGATTATACAATGGCGTGGGGTGACGGAACAGCTAATACTAGCATTGCAAATGACAGTGCAAGCGGCGGCACAGCAG